CTCTCATTGATTGATCTCACAGTTTACTCTGTGCGTACATCCGGATTCACAACAACCCGCCAACACGCTAGCCATGCGCGTTAACGAGAATATGCAAATCAAATCCGAACTTCCGACGGGTTATTTAACACCTGGAATTCCACGGGACCTCATGGATATCAGTAGCTTGGCTAAAGCTCTTTCCACTGGGGCAATATCTTTCATTAACCCTCCTAGCAAAGCTGGAGAGCACCAATGGAAGCCCTTGTGCGGAGAACCAAAGTTCATAGGCCGAAATTCTATAGGTCGATAAACCGAGTATTCTTTGCACCTCCTTCCCGTTCCGAGGACGAACCTCTTACTAGGGCTTGGATAACCGACAGGAACATCTGTTCACGTTATACGCGCAGCATGCCTACCCTGGCAGCACTCCCGAAGAGTAAATTTCTACAAATTTGTTCTTTACGGAGGACTCCGGACGCCCGGCATGGACACTCCACACTGGAGTGCACACCCGGGCACGACGAGGTACGCTCGTATCGGATTTAGAGTTTACTCTCACAATGTTATGTACAATGCTAAAAACTTTAGGACAATCTAGTGGCGCATCTTGCGATGAGAGATGGCTCTCTTCACTGTGTCATATGCTGCAACACCGGCTGCAGCTAGACCAGGAGGAAGTATGCCCAGAGAAGTTAAAGACGAAGCCAGGAACTTAATAGCATCCTCAGCTAAGCCCTCACTCTCCTCTTTCATCGCTTTCTGGCCAGCTGATGTATTCGGATGAACGGACGGCTCAGACATAGCCATGTTCGAAGACGCACTCATCGTAAACATGTCGTAAGGCTCCACAGAAAGACTACCCCGATGAAGGGAGTTCTTAGTAGGAATAAACTCACATAACTTAACCGCTCTCAAGGAAACTTTGCTCGAAGGCTTAGCTCCCGTGATAGCGATAGTGACACTAGAAAGAGTGTGCTGCTGTGAACTAGCAACAGTATCAAACCGCGGTGGCTGTGCTGGACGCACAACAACCAACAACCCATCTCTGAGTGGCAAAGGATTGATACTATCGTCAAAACATGCCTTGACCGTACTACCAGTCACATCATATGTGCTGGTAGCAAAGCCTGTTACAGCACAAATCCGACCCTGGTTCTCATTATCAGACAAAGTGCAAATCACCTCAACTCCTACTACAAGTGTTCTAAAAGAACTAAACTGTGTCAAACAGTCCGAGTAGTCAGGATGAGAAGCATCAGACCCACTAGTGGTGATACTTCCCAAAGCAGAAATGACTGCACCTGATCTGGTAGATACTGCAAGACCAGGACTAATGGTGTACAAGGCAAAACCATTGGCGTCTACAGAAACGTCATAATCCTCTATTAATTTAAGAGGAATAGACCCACCAGCATACTCATCAGGTAGCTGAACAGCCTCTGAATCAAATGGATTAACCAAAGCACTAAGCCATGGATTACGATTAACAGCAGAGCGTGTAACGCTCGAAGTGAATTGTTTCCTAGGCGTAGCACCGGCATCCGATAAGATCGCCACCTTAGCAGCAGGACCGCCAACGGCCGTAGAAGTAGCTTTCTTGCCCATGGTTGTTTGGTGGGGTTGTTAATTACAAAGATTTCGCGAGCCCACCAGCCTCTCGCGGATCTTATGTGCCACAAACTGTATAACTTCATCACACAATGGTACTTGGCTAGAGTGTCTTAACTCATACAGGAATGCTCTATACCTTTCCTCGAATGCTGATTCACATGGCCAGGTTACTAGAAACGTTGCTAACATCTTATGCCACCGTACTGGCTCAAAAGAGCTATCCAGTGAAAATTTGTAAGCACAAAACTCTATGTAACCTAACTCGGGCAACCTCTCAACTTCCTTTATATCTAAGCCAACTCTTGCGTATCGCTCGATTAAGTACTTGTTGGGGTCCTTTACACTGGCCGGAATCCAGCCAGTATCCTCTACACAGTCGTCACCCATAGCACACACCCCGAGTTCGAATTCCGGTGGTGTAACCAACGCAGCATCCGTGGCTCTCATCGCAGAGTTGCTTGAAGACGTATTATAAGAACCACTCTTCTGAAAGGCTCTAACCATCTGCTCAAATAGATGACCACTCGATAGCACAAACACAGC